GATACGTTTTAAATGCTCTCGTCCTGGGCACAATTAATAAGATGAGTCCGCTGATATTCAGCGGACTCATCATTTAGTAGGGAGCAGCCAAGGGAGCGTTTTTTTCTAAAATGACAGCAAATCATACTGCACCCCTACCCCTATATATAGGGCAGTCTTGTTCACTATAGGTATATAGCCATATCCGGCTTGAATACCTATTCCCCAGCGTTTAGATTTGCTGGATACGGGGAGGGTCTGCGTTATAGTCTGCTGTTTTTGGTAAACTTGCATTTCTACTAAACTTGGCCGGTATCCCTCCACTACAGCCCGGTAGTCCGGTGTCTTGTATTCTTTCCGTTCTATGGGCACGGCAACAGGTACGCGGACAGTATCCCCCGGTACCGGCAGGTAGCAGGTATCGACGCGCACGCGGGTAACGGTACGGGGCACGGGTATTTCCCGGACAATCGTATCCGTTACCGTCACCGTATCGCGGCGTATGATTTCGAGCTGTTCTGGGCGGCCGGTGCGGCGACCGGCGAAGAAGCCGATGCCGAGAACGAGTACCGCCGAGATTGCGGCGGTAATTATCGTGCGTGCGTTCATATCCGGGCGTTTTTTGCGTTTTCCTTGTCGGGACGGTCGGGAGAAGAAGTCAAAACAGAGCTTTTACAGGCTATATTTCAAACTTCTCATGCAATTTTACAATACGATATGCTACGGGTTTGTCTTGAGATGTTTCTACCTTGACATCAACAACATATGCGGTTATCAATGGATTCTCATTGCCGTAAAGCATATCTCGTTTTATCACTTCGTCTTCAAAGAGGATTTTCAATGCCTTTCCAGGAAGCACACTATCTATAACTCCTTTATTTTTTGTATTGTTGTTTATATCGCTGTTGGTTTGCAGCCACGTCATGATGACTCTTTCATGGATTAGGGTTTGCTCTATGGCGGAAAGGCGTTTTATTTCCCGGCGAGCCGCATTTTGTATAGCATTCGCTTCGGTAGAATTTGTATTTATATAAAGCGTAACATCGCCATTGATAACAGTTCCCACATTTATACTACCGCCATTGTCTGCGGTAATTGGATTAAACAAATCCGATATATTGCGGCAGTCGTTTACGTTTAGGTCTGGCTTTACTTTATTTATGCCCAACAAGAACTGCACCGCATCACGAATATAACCGGCAAAGCCGATAATGGTATTTGCATTTTCCATGAATGGAAGCACCGCCGCCGGCAGTATATCGGTCAACTCGAATATGGCGCTCCCTTTACGGACTTCCTTCACATACAATTTGGCTTCGCCGCCAATATTGCCATCTCTATGTCGCCTGATATATGCAACATATTGATTATTTAATGCTGTCAACGAACTGGTCAAATCCGACAATTCCATGGGCATTGTATTGTTGACACGCACTTGTAGCCGTATATCCTGCATAGCTATTTTACACTTCTTTTGCAAAGGTAACACCAATTCTGTCGTTTACGGCAAAGGTTTCGTATTTGAGTTGAGTTTACAAGTGCAATATCTGCCCGCGGTTTCCGGATGCTTTCCACGAGACGTGCAGCCATGCGTAATTCTTCTCGTCGATAAGCTGGTCGAACGGAATGCCCGCCGCCTGAATCAATGCGAAGAGCTGGCGGTTCTTTTCGGGGCTTCCGGCGGTAATGTCTGCCGCCTCGCCGCGGGTGTGTTGCGAAGAGGGAGCGCCGCCGACAGCCTTGTTGAGCGTCGGGCTTCGGAAGCCGCTGTTTACGTAGACGGGTGCACCCCATACTTCGCGTATCGGGTCGAGACAGTTTGCGATGAGGGCGATGAGGGCGACCTTTGCCTGTTGCGGCGGCGTGTTGTCGATGCCCTGCTCGATGGCGGTTCGGGAGTGGCACAACTCCGCGACGGTGAAATACTTTCCCATGCTACCGTATCGTGTCTTTGCGTTCCCTGCCGGTTATTTCGGACAGGTACAGTTCGTCGTTGGCTATTTTCTGAATCAATACAGGGCACTGCGAGGTGTCCGGGCAGAACTTGCATTCGTGCGCCTTGTTCATGGCGCTCTTGTTGCGCGAATGCTTGATTTCCAGCGTGTGGTTTTCGCCCGATAGCTGCTCGATGTACGTGTCCTTGGATATTATCAACTCTTGCAGGCTGTTGATACGGCCCTGACAAAATTCTATCTGTTCCTGCAATATGGAGACGGTGCCCTCCATTGCTTTGACCTCCTGCTCGAAAGCCTCGGCAGTCTTGAACCGCTTTGCCTGCCGCCTGTACAGGAAAATAGTATAGAATGACGACCCGCCGAACAGACAGGTGAGTGCGGAAAGTATCCAATTAAGAGTATCCATAATTACAGTTTTTTTTGCCCGATGCGCACGATATGCCGGGGCGTTACTCGTCCTCGTTGTTCATTAGTTCTTCCTCAAGCTGGGCGTATAGTGCCGCCAGCCGTACCTCCAGCTCGTTGATGCGCTCCCTGGCATTTGTCCGGGCGGATGATATGTCCGGATATAGCTCTTCCATTTTCTGGCCGGTTTCCTGGCATTTGATGACACACCAATCGGTATTGACAAGACTGGCGCGGTATTCATTGATTTCGCCCTCGACCCGGTTTATCAACTCCCGTGTCGTCGGTTGTTCGTCATACAGTTCTTCCATAGTCTATACTATTTTCCAATCCGCAGCAGAAGATGTTCCCACTGCTCTGTATATGTTCTTACTAACTGTGTCGATGTAGGTCTGACCTACGAAATTTGGCGCTATACTCGGCGCGGCTATTCCAGTCAGCACATCGCTATAACCTACATTCTCGTAAGAAAATTCCACATTGGTCGGATTGCCAGAAGTGGGAGCATAAGGTACATCGTTTCCCTGACCGCTCATATCCCGCCACAAGGTAGGCAAGAGCCCCGCCGGAGTAAGGTCAAGCAGGCAGCCGAGCGTCATGATGCGCAGAGTGCGCATCTCCAGCCACGCATCCGTGTCGTCTCCGACCTGTACCAGGGCCGTATATTTCCCGGCCGGGGCAATGTAGCTTACCGTCTTGGCGTTGTCTGTGTTGGCCGGATAGTTTGCATAGATTTCTGCGCCCATTTGCGCTCGAATAGGCACGTTACTTCGATACTCGAACTCGATGAGTTGATAACGGGCGAGTTCGTCCGGGTTGTCGCTCCTAAAACTGTTGTACAGGGACAGAGCTACGGCCGTTCCCTGCTCGAATCGGGCATACGAGCCGGAAAAGCCGTTTGCGACGGGCTGGTTCGGCATATATACGATTGCGCTGTAATTCCGACTCCAGGTTCCGGAGGCTTCCAGCCAATATCCCGTCGGCCACTTCGAGGGCGACAGATTACGATAAACGTCCTGTACGCGCCACAGCTCCGGATGTCCGCTGTTCCACGAGACGGCAGCGTCGGTTTCGGAGAATGCGAAGTTAAAAAGCTGTGCGGAGATGATGAGGCCGATAAACTGTTCAGTAGCAGTATAGCGTTCTTGACCAATAGACAAAAATGCCGGTCCTATATAGTCTCCTTTCTGACTATCGACTTTCTTTACCCCATTTAAATACGTAACACAATCACCGGCAACTTGATACACCAAAAGTATTTCATAAATTGTATTAGGCAAAATATTTTGGTATACATAGCGATATCCCCCTACACGGCACGTCAGTTGAGCTCCTGAAATGACTGCGCCATTATAATTATTATTGCGGCCTTCACGTACGATAGTTTGCCCCGACGTTACGTTATCTCCAGTAACAAAGACAATACGAAGTGTCCTATCTCCGGTAACCAGCAACGAATCCTTTGTGGAGTAGAAACAACCGGTTCTCAAAATGGCACCGGTCTGATAACCATATAACGGGTCGAGCTGACTTGGATTCACGTATTTTTTCGCTTCATCCAAATCCGCTTTCCCGGCCAAGTCTTCCTGGATATCCTCCCGCGCCTTGTCGGCAGCTTGAGCTGCCTGCCGGGCCTGGGTTGCCGCAAGCCCTGCCTGTGTGGCTGCATTATTCGCATTTACCGTAGCCTCGTACACGGCGGTCAAATCCAGCGCCATACTCTGGTTGGTCTGCGGATTGGTCGCAAGCGTTTGTTTACCCTGTGGGCTACTCGTTTCGGCAAGCTCGCTTATTTTTACAGTTTCTAAGTTGGTTGTAACGGGCATAATCGTGAATGTTAATAAGACATATCTATGGCTTTGCCGTCTTCGGTCAGAATAAGCCTTCCGTCCTCGGCGGCCAGCAACAGAGCTTCGGGCAATGGTCTGATGAACGCATTGTCCTGCGGCTCCACGAGAATCTTGTACATGAACAACGGGTAGTCCGTAGCGATATCCGTTTTTTCGGGCACGGCACTTTCGCTGCGGACGTATTGTATGCCGTCGATAAGGACGGACGAGCAGGAAAATATGTGGTTGATTTTCCGAGCCACCCAATCGGGAACACCGAATGCGCTGATTCCTCCGCCTATCGTCAGCGCACGTGTTTCGTAGGGTTGGGCGCTCAGTTGATGCGCTATCCCGTTCTGGTCGCGAAAACTCTCCGCATTCACGAGGAATGAGGTATCCGTCGGCAACCAAACGGCCTCGACCCGGTAATCGATTTCCGTATTGAAAACCGTATCGAAATCATCACGGTAGTTCGTGTATGTAAACAATACCGAGTCGGGCAGTTCCGCAACGATGCAGAACGGCGCCCAGGCAATGACGCGCTTATACTGGGCCAATCGGAATTGAAGCGTATAGGCCCCGGCAGTCAAAGGGGTTTTGGGCCAATCAACAGTATCTACCGCAAAACCATCTACGATTTTTATCGTGCTGACACTGAACCGTTGCAAATCATTTCCATATCCATCGGTTAGCCATACTTGTAAATTGCCGACATATTGCCCCACAGCGGAATACTGTACATAGATATTATCAGAGGGCAAAAACCGCTGAACATAGCCGACCGGATACTGAAAATGCAGTCGCCAATCATGGCGGAAATTCAGCGAACCAAATTCCGATATTTTTAATACAGGCCCGTTCATACCTCAAAATTACAGTCATTCACAACACGAAAATCGATGTTATTCAGCATACAGTTCCCATTCGCGCTCCGATTCCTCACCAACCATACGCGATATAGATTTGATAAATCCGCGGAGCTTCTTACCGCGCCACGTAAACGCAATCAAAGCCGAGGATGTAAGAGCACCGCTTATGTCCGGAAACGAATGAGAACCCTCGGAAAAATGATATATCAATGGTGAAAACAGCTGAGCAGCTATATCTATATCCGCATTGATGGGATTACCGCCTATTGTACCTTCCCGATTTCCATCCGTCGAAGCAAAGAATAGCTTATTTGCACCGATACCTATCAGCGATTCATTTGCCTTAACTATGTAAGGGCCGCTAAGGAGAGCATTGAACAACTGGATTGGTTCTCCGGTTAATTGGTCGGTAACCTCGATTTCAACGTCTTTGTATGTCAGCCCGCCAGGGGTGAGAACGACGGCGAAAACATCGCTGTTCACATCTTGTCTTTCCGCCGGCGAAGCATCCTTAAAGCTTCTATATAAATTCTGTATTCCTACCGCATCCGTTCGATACGGGCTGACAAAATCGAGGATGTTTTCCGTACCCTGGATGTTCGTAGAATACTCGAAGGTCGCGTTAATCTCAAGACCATTGAGATACTCGTTATCGTAATCCTGCTTTTCACAGCCAGCATTTATCTGTGAATAAATCCACTGGGTAGCGGGCATGCGTGACAAATCGGATACTTCGGATTCCGACAAGTCGAGTATCTCTCCTTTCTGGAATAGCGCATCGCGTTTTACGTAGGCCATCCGTAGGGAATCCGGCTGGAATTGATATTCATAACCGATAACGCGCATGAACTTGATGAAGTCGTCCATCTTCCCATGAAAATAGGGCTTTGCATACCCGGCGATGCTTTCAGCAGCCACGATGCGGTATTTAAACTTTTGCGCATCATTCACATCCCATTGGATATATGCCGTATACATTCCCGGTTCTCCGGACATCAAGTCAAGGAACTTCTGCAACAATTTTTCCGGGTCGATAACCTGGATAGGACGCATGGAATTCGAGGCAAATTGCGCCGGAAAGGCTATTTGGATAATACTATCCTGACTGAAAGTGATTTTTCGATTACCCGGTGTAGGATTTGTTTTGTTGTCAAAATTTATCCACATACATAATGATAGTTTATCACCTTCAACCATACCATTAAACGGATAATTCTTCAGATAAAAAAGCAAGTCAATGGTTATATCATAATAACTTCCCCTTTCAGTATATTTATAACCGGTTACTTCGGAGGCCCCTGTTTTATCGTCTGGATTGATACCGTTTTTTGCAACCTGAATGAATACTTCTTTGTAGCCTTGCGGGTCTGTTTGGTGGATAATACCCTTATCGTCTAACCAAGATTTTACTACGGATAATTCAACCGTTGCGCGCATATCTGCATAAACAGAAGCATTCACATCCCCTCCGGCAATAAAAAAACAGGCATCTGTAGGGAAAGGTGTTTCAACCGGAGAGGTAAAGGTTTGCCCTTTTACATCATGCTCTATAGTTCCGGGTGATAAAAAAAAATTATCAGCCGTAGGCTCCGGTAAAGACAATGCAGCCGTCAATCCATTAAGCTCAAATGCTGTGTCTGCCGCAATCTCATAATTTGCAAACTGGTTCAGCGCTATATCCTCGTACTGCCAGTTTTCCGGTTCCAGGTCGGCTACTGGAATATCGAAACTGGTTGTTGCACCCGATTTCAGAATCTCGGCAATGGTCGATGCGATGGCGGAAATTTCTATGGCATCTTCATATTCTTGATATTCGAAGAAATTAAGAGGATTACTTGTCAGCTTCCGGTAAGTCTCATCATGATAAGCTTTGTCGTAAACATTCATGGACATAGCCGCACGGACGCCGTAGGTATCGAACTGTTCTTTCAGAATATTATAACCTAACGTGTTCACGCCGAATTGCACCCGATAGACAATCGATGGGAGCACCCCCGCAGTGGCTTCACGGTCTACCAGTGTCTCGATATCTTGGAGATTGATTACGCTGTCGGTTACGTCCGTTTCATTGAAAGCAAAAGCGAATACGGGGGTCCCGTATACGATACAGGGCGCCCAAATACGCACAGTACCGGCGGGAATATCGAAACTTTTCTCTACAATGCTTTGGTCTGTAGCCCAGAACGTATCCAATACATTACCAGTTGCATCAAGAAACGTGACCGAAGGGCCTACCTGACCGCCGCCGAGTGCCTGAATAGAGCCTTTATAAACGAAGGTCGTCGCACCGGTGGGAGTATCGATACCGTAGTCATTGTTCAGAGGGTCGGCTACTCCGACTATCTTTCCATCCACTACTTTTGAGTAATAGCCTTTTCGGATAATAGTTGCCTCCTTCGTCGTGGGGGCGGCGTTCAACGTAAACTTTACTTTCGGGGGCAGAATCGAATACTTCATGATAATTTTTTATGATAATTCAATACATAGGTAACTCCATAGCGCTGTGAATAACGACGGTCAGCATTGCCATTCGATATTATCTGACGCAATAGTCTGTTACGTTCAGTAGATTTCTCCAGCATCATGCCGCGCTGTAATTTTTCTTCTTCAAGCAACATCTCGACACGGGACATGTCGGACGGCATATTGGCAAATCTGCTGAATGCAAACTGTGCCAGTACCGCGTCATAATCGGGCAATACCTGTGTGTGGGCAGGTAAATTCACTACCGTATCCGTAGCCGGGGTCTTCCAAACTCTATTATCAGGGAATACGACCATTTCAGCGCGTCCTCCGTCGCCTACCATGGCAAGTCCGCCGGGATGGTCCTGTGTGCCTTTCGCATATTCGGGCAGGGGCGTTGCGAGGATAGTCGCTATCTGGGCAGCTCCCGTCGCAGCGATTAGGGGTATCATAATCGCTGATGTCAGCGGGTCTTTCAGTGCGGCCGTAATAGCCAATGCCGTATTGATAGCCGCCTGTGCGACTGCCTGCGCTTTTTCAAAAATGGTATTCTTCCGCTCGGCCTCGATTCGTTTCTTTTCTATCTCTTCCTCCCGTAGGGCAGCCTGTTCTTCGATAGCTTTTTTACGGGCATCGGCCTGTTCGTCACTTATAACGCCATGGTCGGCCAAACGGTCAATGCGGTCTGTTTCTTCATCCTGCCATTTCTGGTTGGCTTCCGAAAGTTTGTCGAGGCGAGATAGTTCCTTGTCAAGTTGGGCGTCACTGAGGGCCGACGCCAGATTGAAGACTTCCTGCAGCAGTTGTTTCTTCAGCTCCGCCTCCTTTTTGGCGATTTGTTCCTGCCGCTCCGCTTCTTTTTCTTCTTCGTCGCCCACCCGTTCGTTCTCGCGGATGCGTTGGTCGTTTATATACTTCTGATATTCAAGGACGGCGTCATCCTTTGCCTTCTCGGTTTCTTCCCGCGCCTCTGCGGTCAGTTCTTCCTTGTTCAGAAGTTGGTCGAGCAGCCCTATCTCCGTATTGAAACGTTCGACAGCATAGCGGTCGGTTATCGCGGCGCGTTCTTTCTCGTACTCTTCCGCGTTAATCTCTCCGGCCGCATAGCGTGCGGATAAAGCGAGCAGTTCGTCCTGCATTTTACGGTCGAGGTCTTGTGCAGACTGCTCGACGGCGCGTGTGGTTTCGGACATCATGCCCTCGGCAATGGCCTCCATCAGTTCCTTGCCTGCCTGCTGCTGTTCGTCGGTCAGTTCGCGGAATGCCTCCGAATTGGCGAAATCGAGGCTGCTCAGCACGGCATCATAAGTATCCTTATCGATATCCCCGCCACTGAGACGCGCATCCAGCTCTTCCCGGCTGGCCGTGTACTGAACTTCCAGCACCTTCTGCTGGGCTTCCTTGAATTTATCGAATGCATCCAGCCTGTCGGCATAAGCGCGTTCCTCGTCTTTGTATATCTGCTCCTGTATGGCCGCTTCCTGTTGTGCTTGCGCCTCTAACAATTCGAGTTCGGCACGTCGCTTCTCGGAAAGACGGTTGGCGGCACTCTGTACCCCGGTCGCTTCGCCGCTTTTTCCCAGCTCGCTTCCAATTAAATCTTGAACATCTATATTGGCGGCAAGAGCGGCATTGGATTTATTGAGCCCTGCGACAAACCCCAATATGTCGTCTCCGGCCCCGTCCAGTAAGTCGAATTTTTCAGCTATAGTTTTTCCAAGACTGTTAATTTCTTTGTCAATATCTTTCATGGCCTTATAGGCTTCAGGTATGGCGTTAAGTACTTCATTGGGAATGCGTACACCATTGTCTTTATAAAGATTCTTGCGCCAAATAGCGTTTCTATACTGTTTTTCTTGCTCGTCTCTCATTTCGAGCAATGCGCCTATCTGCCCCCACTCGAAAGACGTTTGTATTTTTAGCAATGACTCATTATTCTCGACGAGAAGATTTTCGGCCGCACGAGCCTTGGCTGTTTCGAGGATTGCTGTTTTTAAAGATTGGTATTTCTCCAGAGCTTTCCCCAGTATAATGTTCTCAGTATTCAAATTCTCAAAATAATCGGGATATAGTCGCTGCATTTCTTCTGCGGCCTCCCTCCTTTCATCCATCGAACGCGCTGCATCCGTTGCCGCCTTATACAGCAATGTCAAATGAGTGCTTTCTTTTACAGCATCCACGGTACCGTCCCTCATTGCCTGGTTGAGTTGGCGCTGCGCGAATGCAGTTGCATCAATAGCCTTTTTCCCTTTAAAAAGTCCGGATATGAACTCTCCTATTTCCTTGCCATAGGTTGTTAATAAAGTTATACCAACCACAATAGCGGTTTGCCAACCCACAATAGATTTCAACATCTGCTTCCAAGCGGGAATGACCTGTTTTTGCTGGTCAGCCGCCAGTTTTAAATTCTCCTCGCGCAACTTCTTATTCTTGGCGATAGTCTCTGCATAGGCATCCGCCAACATCGGAAGGTTGTTAGATATGGCCAAAAAGAACTGCTGAGGGCCCATTGTAAGCGATGGAAGCTCGCGGGCAACCTGCTGTACTTGAAATCCCAAATTATTAAAAGCGCTCGCATAGTTGCCGACATTACGACGATGGTCCCCCATGGCCGCCTCGGCCTTCATAATTTTGCCGTTCAATTCATTTATACGGGCAGAGGCTTCTGCAAATTCTTTAGAATTTAGGTCAAGATTAGCCGCCTCTGCTTTTAGTTGTACAAGTTGAGCACGCAATTGATTGAGACTTCCTTCTGCTGCCAACGCCTCCCGAGCATTAGTACGAAGTTCGGCATTTTTCTGGCGAAGCTGCTCTTTAACCAAAGCCACTTCCTTTGCCTCGGCACTTTGGGCATAGGCAAACTGCTTAGTCGCCTTTTCCACCGCTGACAATGCATTGCTGTGTTCACGCACACGTTTACTCGTATCCTGCTGCGTTTTTTCAAAGGTTTGCAGCATATGCACAAGCGTTTTATAGTCGCCGGTATACGTCTCGACCCCCAAGGCCGCCTTATGGAGCACCGGGATAATGTCTGCCAGATTGTTTTTCGTCTCCAGCAGTTCCTCGTTGTATTTTATCAAATTGTTAAGCTCTTTTTGCGGGATGAGCTCCACGTTCTTTGTAGTTGCCGCCATTGTCGTACATCTTTAAGTTTTCGCAATATGCCCGGAAATATCCGGCGAGCTCGGATAGCATGATACGGTCGGAAATATGGAAGCCGCACCATTTGCTCACTATAACCATTTGCCGGTTGAAGTCGGAAGCGGGAAAATGCTTATCGGGAGTTCGGGCAGCACGCTTATTTTGCCGCGCCGTCTCTTTCTCGATAAGTACGGAATACTCCTTTATTTTGGCAGAGGCGCGTTTTAGCTGAGCCTCCCGCGGAAGGTTGCCCCAACCGTACTTCTTGAATAACTTTTGCGCTTGGTCATGCTCCGGTATGCGCCCGGCCACATACAAAGCCTCTATCCGGTACCTGAACGCTATCATTCTGGCCGCGCTCTTGTTGACAGACAAGAGCCCCGTGTCGCCGGACAGGTCGGCGAACTCTATTATCAGCGCCTGCCGGGCTTCCTTCAGCACATCATCGGGGGGCGTGCCCTCCTTTATCAGCGCAGAGAGGTTGTCGTTGCATATGGCATCCCGGTAACGGTAGACGGGGCATTCGCTGCACCGGTCATAGATAGCATACGATTTCTCGGAGGGTTCCCGGTCTGCCTGCTTTTTCCCAGCAACTGCGCCTGTCGGTATAGATTCTGCCTTTTTCATCGTAAATCACATAATCGGCTTTTTCCAATTCTGATAATTTGCGGGCTTCAATCCTCGCACGGTCATGCCGGGATATCATCCGCTTTATGCAGTTACACGCCATAGTCGTATTGGAAATTGATGTATCTCAGAATAGCAATCCCCAGCCGGTAATTCCACCAAAACTCCTTGGCCAGAGGCGCCAATCCGAATACTTTGTTATTGTACTTCTGCTCTATATCCCGGCTTTCGTCATAGCCGGAATCGATAAGGAAACTGTCGGTCATGGTACGCAGGAACATGCCGTTCTGAAAATCGCCCGTCACTATGAGGTTAGGCGTATTCTTTTCTTTGTCCGGATAATTCAACGGGAAGGTAAGCCGAGACCTGTGTACCAGCTCCAGACCGTATTTCATGGATGCATAAGCCTGCGCCGCCTCCTGCGTAGGGAAATACGGGTCTTCCAGATAGGTAGGTGTCAGGACTGCTCCATCCGCATTTCTCCCTAAAAGCATCTGGTCTCGGTTCAAATCGACCAGCTCGTCTCCATACTCCTCTATCTGCCATTCCACGACCTCCGGCCAATTGTCGACCCTTTGCTGTTTGGCGGTCACAAACGACAGCTTATCATCCGCATTCATAACATCGGTTTTTTAAAAAGGGGCGAATCGCTCCGCCCCCTTCCTTGTGCTACTCTTCTTCTTCGTTCTTCTGCGTCCGCTTCTTTGGGGGATGAAGCGCATCGTACGCCTTCCCCATAGCCTCGGCAATATCAGCCTCGGAGGCTATGCCGGAGAGATATCTTACCTGCTCCCGGATAAGCGTATCCCGCCGGACATGTTGCAGGTATTCGTCGCTGACGGATACTCGCCGTCCCCGTATCCAGATATTCATTACTAACCGGCCGTTACCTGGACGTAGGTATCCATCCCGTCCAGCCCTGTAATGTTGCCGGCGGCAAGAACTTTCGCTGAAGCCACACGATACTTGCCCGTCGGAGCTATTTTGAGCAGATTGCCGCCCTGCGGCGTGACCGTAGTAGCGGCCGTTCCGCTCTCATTGAGAAACATCGTCTGCTCCCAATCGTCGATATACGTTGCCGTGACATCGGTCTGGTCGCATGCCGTCACCACGCGCACGGTATCCGCACCTGCGGATTGAAGCATGACGCCAATCAGGCCGTCGGGCAACCCGTTCTCCAGATAGACGGACATGGCGTTCTGCATCTCCTGCTCGTATTCTGTAGAATAGTACACGGTGACGGTAATGGTGCCCAGCGTGCTTCCGTCCGTCGGCGTGAACGTCACATAGACGGTCCCTTTGTATCCGGCGAAATAATCCGTGCCTCCCTTGGTGATTACCGTGCCGAACAGGTAATTGTCGTCGTCGCAAATGAACACACGGCACAGACGGCCGTTGAGTTTGGAGAGTTCCTTATAGAGGCACATGCCTCCGTCGATTGTGTAGGCTATATTCACGGCATTGATGCCGATGGGACGGGCGCCACCGTAGGTTCCCAGCTCCGGGGCATTGATATCGCCGCCGTTGAGCGCAACACCGACAACGCCTTTGATAGGCATAAGGCGCATGCCACCCTCGTCGCTGATGTAACCTTCGAGGTTTTCGAGGAAGGTATCCGCCTCGATAGGATAGAGGGCGTTTACGGGAGTGACCGCCAATGCCAGCGGTTTTCCCATTTGACGGTCGCAGTTCGGTGTGCCCGTTCTTACCGTAGCATCCGAACAGTTGTTTGCAATTGTTCCTTTCAGTTCCATAATCAGTATTTTAAAAGAGTTTCTATGTTATCGGTTACAAGGTCGTTTTCTTCGTACATCCTTTCGATGACGGCATTGCAAAGAGAGGGTCTGAGCGTCAGAGACAGGTCGTGCAACTCGATGGCGTCGATATAATCTCCGTACAGTTTATGGACGGTTTCGGCACTTCTCCCTGTCGTGAATACTTCGTAGTAGTCGTGTCGCAGGCCATAGTCCACATGAAAGGCCGGACTCGTCTTTATCTGCCGGATGAACGCTTCATAAATCGGTCGTAACAGCGGCTCGAAAAGATAATGTTCCCGTTCCTCGGTTGTCCAATTACTCCGCACGGGGGATATAATAGCCAGATTGTAGCGGACGATATCGACATATCGGTGGTTATCGACCGGCACCCCTTTGTCCTGCCGTATGGGATGATAACTGAGCACAGCCGGGAATTTCAGCGATGCTCCGTCCAACAGTTTTCCGACCTGAACAAGGATATTCGCTATCTCGTTCGGCGTGCCCGGATAATGCCACAGATGCAGTTTGCCGTCTTTAAAACAGTTGGGCCAGAATTCGTACTGCCGTGCCCCTTCGATAAAGGTGGTATTCCCGTTAAGCGCTTCCATCGTACGGAATACAGCAGAACCTATCAGCTTATTCGGGGATATCATCATATTCCGAAAATATTTACCGGTTCGAATTCCCGAAAACGACAAGGACAGCATTCGACGTACGCTCCGTAGTCATCTTTGTTGTCATCGATGAATTTCCGGATACGGTTCGCCCAGGGCAAAATATCGTTCCACGCGTCGGCAAGTTTCTGCTTTGCGGAAGCATTCTTCGCATAATCCTGTAAAGGGATGACTTCTCCCTTCATCGTGGTCGTCGTGACATTGTGGGCTATCAGGTTGAAATATACGAAATTCGCAGCCGGAGAATAGGGATATGGGCCCGAAGTGATGTAAATCCGGTTCTTCAGATTCATCCATTTGTCATTATCGGGTTCTTCCAATCCGGCGATGAAGGCTTCGTATAATTTGTTGCCCAACAAGATAATCAAAAACTCCCGTTCGTACTTGTCTATATAATACGACAGGTCGCTTTCTGCCACGGCCGACAGCATGCGACCCACACCTACCGTCCCCGGTTTGGTCGTAACCAAGTTCGGCAAGTACAGGTCGCCCTGGAAATATGCGTCGGTCAGAAACATCGTCAGCTCTTCTTTATCTTGGCAATTCCCTTCTTGACGAATTGCTCGGCCAAATAACGGTGCACTTTTTCAGTATCACCCGCCTGGTGATACTGAGCCTTGTCCGTGTACTCTATTACCACATCGTCCTGCGGTAATATAGTCTTTTCGGCTTCCTGTTTTTCACGTGCCATAACTTTACGAATTTATGGCGGGACGGCAATACCGTCCCGCCGGTTTATAATCATTCCGTTAGGGATGCAGCTTTTTTGAGGGCTTCCTTTATGGTGGCGAATTTTCCTTTGACCCACGACCCGGCATGATTGGTGGGTATATATGAATTGTAGAATACTTCACCGATAAACGACATGCGGTTGTACTTGAAGTCGTCTTCATTCAGCCCGGAACGCAGGATAGCTTCGCCCTCGCGTACCTTCCATGTGCCGTACTCGCCTACCAGGAACTCGCCCTGTGCAAGCTTGGTCGTCGTTGTCACACGCAGACTGCGTATCGTCAGACGTCCGCCATCGGTTACGACCGGCAGGATGTAACGGCCTATGCCGTCTTTGATGAGCGACATGGCGTAAGCATCCGAGGTATTCAGAATCAGGTCTGTCGGCCTGAAATTCAGAGAAGCCACCTGAAGCGCTGCTGCCGAAATGGCATCGAAATCGTTCGGATTTTCGATGGTTCCATCCAGCGACGTACTTGTGTATGACGCGGCACTGCCAAGCAGTGATTCGGTAAGTCCGTCCTCGTAGTCGCGCCACAGCTTATCGACGAACAGCCGTTCGAGGTTGAGAGCGAGTTCATCGGAATCCATGATGACTTCTTCGGTAAGCGTCATCATGCCGGCCGCCTTCTTTTTCTTGGCCATATTGAGCACGAGCGACACATCGACCAGCGGTTTCAAGCCGTTCTCGGCGACTACGGCAAACGCTCCGTCTTCCGCACCTTCCTCCCAGAATTCCATGGTGGTAGGTACGCGGCCCACCCGACGCACATCGGCTACATCCCGGATATATTGCCGGCCTCGCCGCGTATAGTAGAACTCCGGGTCGCGTTCCGTATAACCGAGCCACTGTGCTCCGGTTGTGGAAGTAACTGCCGTGGTGGTGGTTATCACGGAGGCATCCTTGTTTACGGGAATCTCGAAAGCGAACTGTTCTTTCTTGCTGAAGGCTTTCACGATGTCTTCATGACGTTCTTTGATAAACTTCTTCAGAACGTCCGCACGAGTGGTCTGGACACTGTCAGAAGCCCCCATGCGGAGTTTTTCGAGAATCTTCCCCTGTTCCTTCAGTGCCTCTTCCCATTTGCGCGTTTTTTCGGCATCAAGGCCCATTTCCTTCATCTTTTCACCGATAGCCTTGGCATAGTCTTCGCCGGACCTGCTGCTCTTCACGAAATCGGAGAAAGAAGTCTGCAACCAGCCCTGAATAGCTCCGAACAGCTTTCGGGTGTCGTCGTCGAGCTGCACACCGTCGGGTGCCACAAACTCTTTCACTTTGAATTCTTCCATAATCAGTATTTTAGTCGGTTAATGAAAATTCCTGCCTATTTTCGACAGAATACTTTTATCCTTTACGTCGACATTGATGGTCGGCGTAACCCAATTTGAGCCGAACAGGACGGCAGAACCTTCCACTATCCCCGCTTCGGTAACTGCCCAGAAATATCCGGCTTCCTCCACATCGTCTCTGTTCGCGACATACTCGATGTATTTGTCCCATGCCTTTTTCTCGTCGGCATAATACGGTTCCTCGCTATTGATGCACAACTCAATAGCCTTATAATACATCCCAACGGAATGGTTGCGCACGTAGCCATTCATGTATTGGTCGAACATGTAGGGATTGCGCCGCCGGTGTACCGTGGCATTGAAAACAAGTGCCTGCGTGCTGCCTTCGAAGGGGGCACCCAGTTCCGCCCAGCTCTTCTCTTGTACGGATACCTTGATTTCATCGGAAATCACGTGGTCGAATTCCCGTTCATGCTCCTGCAACAAATAGACAAGCCGGAGATTCGCCAACGACTTATCCCACAGGCCGGGAATATGCACATCGTCATGGCTGTCGAACAGTCCTGTCGTATTGATGACTGCTTCCACCTGCATGACATCGGCCCCCAGGCGATTTCCGCCCTCAGCTTTCAGAGCATCCCGGCGGCCGGCAAGAGACACGATACAGGAAGAGGCGGCATCCGCTTTTTTGATGGACGCCTTTTTCTCGGCGACGATGCGCCATTTCTCATTCTTCAGATGTTTGATAAAGTCGTCGTTCATTTCGTAACCACTTTTTTACCGTTGACCATTTCATTACGCTTCTTGCGTATTTCCTCTATCCATTCCTTGGGTAGAGTACATGGTCGCTTTACCTTCGATTGCTTCATTGTAATCCAACTCCATGCGGGCCTCTTCTCTCGATATGACGCCCAATGTATACAATTCCCGGACGGCAACTGCTTTTTGATAATATGTTTTTGCCCGGTCTGCTTCGGCAGTTTTCAAACAGCTCAGACCAGAAAAATCCATAACGAATTTGTCACCGCCAAGCCCCAGCAGCATGCGCGTGAACCCTTCTGCATAAATGCGGGACATCGGAATGATTGTGTCTTCGTACCAAGATTTTTTCGCCTCCTGTTTATTCGAATAAGTCACATTATTCGTATTGGCAAGCAACTCGTACGGATAATCGAAGGCGTTGCATATGAGTTGAATGTTCTCCGTCATGCCTTCCAGCAGCTGAAGTTCTTTTACAGACATCGTCATGGACTGCCACTTTAATTTCGCGTCCGTAATGATGACCTTCCACTGCCCCTGCTGCAGTCCATAGCGTGCTTTGAATTTCTCCTGGAGACGATTCTGTTCCTCCGGAGACATAGGCACATGCCCCGCAGCATCATCCGTATCGTTGCTCAAGATGCCCAAAGCGCCCCTGTCCTTATTCATGGACAAGAGAGCCTCTTCCGCAACAATGAGATTGTTCACGGAGTTCTGTACGCTGTACAGACGCGTGACTCCGCCAATGTCGGACGGGCAGAAATCGAGATTCTGATTGACATCCTTGATATGCAGAAGACGCGACCTGTCTAATTCCGTACGCTGCCCCCCTGCATTCAGCCAGTATCGGATAATGATATCTTCGATATGCTCTCCGCCATACAACAATCCCGTTGTTTCGATTTCCACATACCGGGGGTCGATTACCCACCAGGAATAGGCGGCGCTTGCCGAACTGCCGACCGGAGCAGCGAAATACACGAAGACTTCACCGCGCAACTGACGATATACATCCATTTGCATGATGAACTCCGAAAACGTCTGTATGGGATTCGGAGCCGTCAGCCTTACGGCAATGTCGGAATATTTTTCGGTGACATCGTTGCCTGCCTTGTCGGTTATCCACCATACTCCGTTTGCCATGGCCCTGGCATTCTTGTTAACGACCGTCTTCAGCGTGGAGCAGCGGTCGTATGCCGCATTTTGTCCGAAAACACCATCTAAGGGGATATCGTAATGACAGCCATTCATCGAGAAACCGAAGAAATCGATTCCGCGACCTAACCATCTATTGAACACTTTGCCGAATAAGCCCATATGCAACACACGCTTACATGGCAAACATACGTGCATTTCCAATGCGAAAATCGGGGTTTTTAAAAAAGGCAAAAATTTTTAGAACAATATCCCTTTCGCCTGCTCGAAATAGCGGATGCAATCCATGATATGGTCATTTTCTTTCTTCGGCTGGTCTGTCGGATTACCGTTAGCGTCCAGAAGCCAGCAGTATTCTTGATATTCGGCCCATCCATTGGCACTGTCTTCTGTCATGTAGACTTTTGCGGATTTTACTTTGGAAATGCCGGCCTGTACTGAACCGGAGCCTTTCACCGTCGCCCGAATATTGTACCGCATGCCATCGTATGTTCCGCGCCGCAACTCTGCTATGCGAATATTTCCGCCGCTGCCATAGTCGGCCACTATCATATCCTGCTCCGATATCCCTTTTGCCCGCAGCATCCGCGCAAGCTCCAGACTATCGAGGTCGCGTGAATAAATCAGTTCCCGTATATAGCGACAGTCCTTATGCCATTTTACCTCGATGACTGCGGTCGGGGCACCGCCATATCCAAAGTCCATGATGTATGCATGAGGTAATTCGAGCGCCTCGAATGCCGCATTCGTTATATGCTCCCACCCATTGTATATACGACCTTTGGCGCCTTCGCCTACCAACCCCAATATCTGGTTGTAATAGTAATCGGGGGCACTTTCCTTGAACGCCTCGAATTCCCTCACCGTCGACGGGTGAAGATTATCCATGTTGGCATGGTATGTAGAAAATATGGATAATACATCCGAAGTCGCTTTTACCTCCGCCCGATAATATCCTTTCACATCCGTTTCGATAAGATTGTAGTCCTTATATATCCAATGATGACGGGGCGGCTGGTTGTAGATACGGATTATCTGGATATGTTCGGACTTCGTGGTTCTTAGAGACAAGTTGAGTTGGGCAAAGCTCTGTTCATCGATTTCGTCGGCCTCCTCGATGAGCACATGCGTCGCGCCGGCCAGTGATTTCATCTTTGCCGTGCGGCCCTTGCTCCCGGTAACGCCCTTGCTGATTATCATATTGCCCGTCGGCTTATAAAGCAACGAGTAATTATTTTCGTTTATATGAAAATCATTTATGTCAATACCCGGATTCTCGTATATCCTGTCCTTTATGTCTTGAAACAGGCTGGTCTTGATATCGTTCAGCGTCTTTCTTATGAAGTATCCGCGGAAATATTGAGATTGAGTCAACAGAAATAAAAAATAGTCCGTTCCGAAGTGAGAACCGCCTCGGCCACGGCCTCCCCGTATATCGATGATACGTTTGTCGGTCGTGAAAACGGGTGCATAAATTTCATTAAAATGGAACTCAATCATCCTTCTTTTGGTAGTTCTCGAAGATGACTTTATGAGCGTTGTCTGAAGGTGTAGCCTGTCGTACCTCTACCTTAGTAGGGGCTTCATAACCGAGCATTCTGGACAAGGCATCAAGCGACTTCTGTTTGTCATAAGTCGTCACCTTCACCCATTCGCTAATGACTTCATCACCATCTTCCGTTACCCGCTTGATTTGCTTCGTTTCGACAGACCGAACGCACGATTTTTCGTCGTCGGACAACGCCTCGAAGTCTTTCAGCAACATCCAATCTTTCCGTATTCTGGCACCATTGGAAAAAGCAATCTTCTGATGTTCTCTGATGATTTGCAGGGCGCTTATGCCGGCCGCCTCCGCAAGATGACTCTTAAGGTAATCTATCCTTGCCGCAACATTGCTATTATCGAGCAATCGGCTGGCATTGGCCCAGACTGTAGAATCATTATGCTTTGCACAATCGTAAGCATAGCGATACGCTTCGGAGGCATTGCCGCATTCGATATACTTGTTGCAGAACTTCTCCTGCTTGATAGTCAATCCTCGTTTTCTGTTGTAGGCCATGTCGCAAAATTACCGACTGTTTCAACATAAAAATCGGGGATTTTCCCTATTTCATTGCGGCCATTCGTACATTTTAGCCATCTTTTCCCTTTGCCGTAAACAGCTGTATTTCAGCGTATGGAAAAATGGTTGCGATTTTTTCTAAAAGATTTCTTGGAAAAGTTTGCAAAATAAAAATAAAGCATTACCTTTGTAGTGTAATCAAAAACCAAAACCAAGCCGCCGGGCTCAAAGCGAGAACAATATGAAAACTTTCAAAAACTTCTACGACAATCTTTCTGACCTTCGCGCAAAAAACAACGTTCGCGCAATTTTCAATCTGATTGACTGCATTCCGACAAGAAACTATCCGGGTAACCGTATTGTCTGGGAATACTCGGTAGAGGCGAACGGCATTCTCGAAATCGTTGCAAAATACGGTCAGGGATTCGTAACCGACATTTGCGACAAGGCTCTGCATCACAATATCTGCCTTTCCGAAAAACAGCGCTGGTGCGTGGCCTTCGCCATGATGAAGGTTACGGACGAGCAGATAGCCGAATACCGCGAATGGGAGCAGGCGGAAATGGCTGCCCTCGACGCAGAGATTGAGGCATCCGAACAGAATGAGGCTGAGCAGGCCGCAGAACCGGCCAAGGCGGAGCAGGTAACCGCCGAAGAATCTAAAAACGACAAAGAATTCGACAATCAAACAACAGACAACGATATGAAAGCATCGGACATTCGTTTAATCAACGAGAATCAGGAAAGCGGCCGCGTATTCTTCCACACAAACGACGGTCAGACAATCTGCCGCACGATGACGTCGCGTGAAGTGCAGCAGGGGCAGATACTTCGCAGACGTGAAGGGAACGAAGTATTTACGAATTATTTTGTCGATTTGTTCAATAATAGATACTCGGAGCCGCAAGATGTGAGGTCGAGAATGAGCGAGGACGACGCACGTTTTTTCTGGCTGCATCAATGTCGTGAAATAAATCCGCTCACTCCGGACGAAGAAGAAGAATATCAAAGGTTGTTGACGTCAACAGATTTTTAATATTATGCCGAAAAATTATCCAGCATTCATCATCGACCGCAGCCGCCGTTCTCCGGCGGCTCGATTTACCGACGATTTCGTGGTCTGCACAGACAAGGAGGTCGGATTTATCGCCCGCGGCTACCTTTTGCCGAAAAGCCGCCGGGACGCACATATAGCCGCGTTGCAAGCGGACGGTAAGACTTTCATCACGAAGACGTTCGAGGATTCGACGACGGTCGTATTAGAGGTAGTGGAATATTTCCATACACCCCTTGCACATCCGAACCGCGTGCCGCCGCTGTTGAAAAAAGCGCTTAGAGCATATATTTTCGGAGAAATGGAAGCGGTCGGCGGCGGTCGCGGCGGATACGATGAACAAATAGCCGCGATAGACGACGTACTGCGGACGGCTCTCTCCCAGCGGGAGCGCATGGTCGATGCCCAGGGGGAGGCAGGGACAGAACGTTTCATCAATGCGTTGCGTGCGGCGCGCGGCACGGTTGCTCTGATGCAGAAAATCACGAAAAGCGAGTAGGCAGTGGAAAACGGGAAGAAACAGAAAGGGAGCTGGGGCGGACGCCGCCCCGGTGGCGGTCGCAAACCCATAGGCGACCGGGCCGGGGTCTGCATCGCCTTCCGAGTGCCGGAAGAGGTTCGGGATGAAATCCGAGCCCTTGTCCGCCAAAGGGGAATACCGTATGCCGTGTTTCTTATCGAGGCCCTCCAGCTGATGAAAGAGCGTTACGGCGATACGACGCCGGAGCAATAACGGCCGTGTTCTTACCGTTTTTTCGCGGCGTCCAGCTGATGAAGGAGCGTTACGGGGATACCGACACCCCACCAGGGGTTTTTAGAGAAAAACAAGAGAGTCTTTTTCGGCTCTCTGTTGTTTTTTTGAATGGCAATAATTTAGGTCACACTATTCCCATGTTTATAGCGTTTTATTCTCCCACCAAATTCCCACGCAACTCCATTTTCATCAGTATAAGAAGGTTCATAACCAAAATTCCGAAAAATAGAAACTTCCCGCGGTTTGAGATTTTTGTACATATACCAACTTTCGTAACGTTTTATTTCTTTTTCAGCTTTAAATCCCAATCGAAATAAGCGAATATCGTAATCAACAATTATTTGATAACGATAATCTATGATATTTTCATCAATAGAACTTGTCAGTTTATACTTGATAACAAGATATGGAATACCCAGTTTTTCGAGAAGACTAAATATTATCATATATTGAGTTGCTTTGTGTTTTAAATCATATTTTGCAGCTCCAACACCTTTTCTGGGTCGGTTATGGCAAAACCGCAACCGCGCTGCCGCTGAAAAAGACCGTAACAAGCGTGTTTAAACGGGCTCGCGGCATGCTTTCAATTGCCGCCGCGCCGCGGACGTTCGGGGTGGCCGCCGCTGATGGCGGGCCGGATACCGCCGTTTGTGTACAAGTTTCGGCGAAATTCTTTACATTTGTCGGGTGATGTGATAAGGTTTCGGCCGTTTTCTTTACATTCGCGCTGAAAATGGCGGACGGAATTATAATTCGAGGCTTTAAACGGGGGCATTTCCCTTGAAATTCTTACACTGAAATTATAGCAAATTATCATTTTCGCTCCTCCCCATTTTTACCTTAACTTTCTATATCTTATACTCTTACGCTATTTCCCCTATTCTGTAGTTTTCGTATGGCCCATTATAGAGGAATACCAAAGAATCGCATTTTTTAGCAAATCTTCGTCATAAATAGCACCACAGCTATTTATGATTCGTATTTCTTTCTGATGTCTTAATGTCATTTTAGAAAATGTTTGTGGTCGTGGATGTTGCCGATAATTTCAATGCCTATTAAACTTTCGTTTATAACAGTTCCTTTGCAATCCGTTTTCTCGTGCTCATCCAATCCCAAAACATCATAAATTGTTTCCATTGAATCGAAACCTGCATAGCAAAGAGGAGTATCGCCAACGACAAATCCGCTGCCTGCATATTCCACAACATCAATATATTCTCTTACGTAGCTATCATACATTGATTTATCGCAGTACGGATTGGTCACACGGATTGCATTGTGGTAATATTTGATAATGCTCCCCTCGTAAACATCCTCGCCATTTCTGTCTTTCAGCCCAGTATACTGGCCGACGGTATCGGGGGCAACCTCGAACTCTTCCCCGTAGGCGTCGACTTCATCGTTATTGTCCATCCACACATTCAGATTCGTAATGATAGTTACGGAACCGTCGTTACGATGCAGTAAATCGCCTACGGCCCATTCCCCATTGTCGAGGCATTTGCCCCGGAATTTTATTTCCCGCATAATTTCTTTGCTATTTGACCAATTCAAATTCGTAAACAAACACCCACGGATTGCTGTCCCAAGTACCCTTGCCGGAAACCTTATCGATAAGCGAGGCGAAGGCTTCGCGGGGGGAATCGAAGTAAAAGCCTTCCTCCCGGTCTGTCCGCTCGAGATAATACTTTTCGATTTCTTCGATGTACTGCACGCCCTCCCGCAGGCAATCCCCGTCTGAAATATCCTGCAACCGCTCGCAACGGACACCGGTGATGCGGATACGGTGGGGCATCAACTTGGCCTTGACGAACATTTTATTTTTCCAACCGGCCAAAAACTGCACATTCTCAATATCACAGCCATGCGCATTCGCAATCTCTGCCATGAAGGTGTCTACGTCCGGGTGTGTATCAGCTATAGATTTATAGCTTTGCGCCACGGCCACGACATCGCCGACCTTGTATTTTGGAATGAACAACTTGCCCGTATCGGCGTTTATTAATTGGCACATGCCGCGGTCGTCCTCAAAATAACAATGTTGCGGATTGAAAATGGGATTCCAATGTCGAGCTATATAACCGATATTTGGTGATAATTCTATTCTTCTCGTCATCGTCTTCCGCCCCTCAATAACCGCCTGTGTAAGTCTGTAGCGGTCGTTGAACATTATCTTTTTCATGTCATTCTCCCTTTTGCTGTTCTATTTCTTTCATCAAAGCCTGCCGCGCCGCCTCCACGCGCTTGTGCGCCTCTTCGAGAGCGGCTATTTCCTCCTCGCTTTTGCGGGGACAGCCCCGCAGCCAGCTGCGGTAATTCGGAGTGGTGATTTCGTCGGAAATTATGTGCAGCCGTTCATTGTTTGTCAGCTTCATACTCATTGTTGTTATTATTGTTGTCATTATTGTAGTACGAGTTAGCATCGAATCCGCACCACGTGCATATTCCGGACAAAACGTTCATGCAATAATTCTCGCGGCCGCATTTCGGACATCTACAAAGTGCTATACGTCCCGTTGTCTCGCGCCACCACAACCCGCGCGGAAGATTGTATTTATCCTTAGATTCATTTTTCATAGTTCGCTCTTCTCTATCGGTAGCCGAAGCCCCGTATCCGTGGCCGTTTCATGAATCGTCACTAGCCCTTCCTCCGCCATCTCCCGTACGACCGCCCGAAATTCATCCAATGTGCATGCCTTGAATACGGACAGGTAAATATTGTCCCTGATTATCAAGGCATCCGTAGGTTCTATACAGTCCAGTACTTTGCGTTCCCATACTTCCCGGACGCGGGAAAGAATGGCGGACTTGAGGGCTTCACGGTCGCGCTTCATACCCTATGTTGAACAACCATTTGATTTCCTCCCATTCTTCCCGGCTCATCAGTTCTCCGGCGGCCTCCTGTCGGCGGCGCTGCTCCCGGCGCTGTGCTTCCCGTTCCTGTGCCCGGCGCCGCTCTATGGCCGACAGTTGTTCTGTGCGGTATTCCAGAAAATCGTGTAACGCCTCCGTAATGACCATAGGGTCGAACTGACCGTAGAACCTGCCGTATTTGCCGCACTTGAAGTGCTGGAAAAACAACATAAGCTCTGACACTTTAAGAAATCCGTAATTGCCCGAGATGACCTGTGCCAGAGGCCCGATGACCGTAGCGGCGTGTTCTTTGCGCACACCGGAGAACTGCACAAGGTCGGTCAGCTGAATATCCAGCCAGCTCGCCGCCGCATCTTCGCCGTAGGCCCGGAGCACGTCATGCAGTGTCGGGGTATCGGCAATGAAGCATCGCTCCGGGTTGCGGGCGCAATAGTCCTGTACGTCCGGGTTGAATTTAGAAAGGAAGCTCATCGCATCCCGGCCCCAGACCGCCATTTGCGCGGCGTAGGCGTTCCGCGACACGCTCGCGGCATTCGCGGCCAAGACGCTCGTTAATGCTCTCTCCACTAAGGGCCGCAGTTCTTCGGCTGTTTTCGTCATGATGTTGTAATATTTTCCGTAACCAATTGTTAAAATGCCTCTTGACGTCGTGGGCAGGTTTGTAGGCCACGCCCTGCATCTTCAGCTCCTCGATGAACGCATCGAGATACTCGCGCAGTTTGGGCATCGACAGTCCGCGGTTCATGCAGATAGCCTCCAGCCATACGGTCTCTCCGGCCAGCCATGCCCCCATGTCCGATACGGCCACGCATTCGCTGTCGCTGCGCGGAGCGTAAACCGGCATTTCTTCTTTTTTGGCGCAACTTTTTTCTTCTTTAGCCTCCTCCGATACGCCGACAACCGAAAAATCCGGAATATCCTCGCGCGCACGCGCAGAAGGTGGTGATGAAGAATTTTCTTCTTTTACTTCTTTTTCTTTGGTTCTTTCTTTTTCTTCGTTTTCTTCTTTTTGTTTCGGGCACCCGTCGGGTACACGTTGGGCGCCCGTTGTGTACACGTCGTGTACCCGCTGTGTACACGTCGGGGCCCCGTCGGGTGCCATGAGTTGCGCCAATTCATCGCTCGGTATCAACTCGTTAACAACACGACGGTCTGTCCGCTGGTGCTTGCGGAAAGTACGGATAACGTAATAGCGTTCGCCTTGCCGCAGTATCGGAATCAACATCCGGCATTCGACAAGGGCATCGAGCCACCGATTCAGTTCGCCGCTTCGCAGATTGTCATCGTAAGGGAATATTTGCGCTCTTAGATACGCCGGATTGCCGCGCACCACACCGTTGTCATCGGCATGCGTCCATGTCCCGATGAACAGCAGGCGTGCCTGCAGGGACAGTTTTCCCACTTTCTCGTCTGTCCAGAAATCCGGTTTTATCGTCCGCGTCCTTGCCATGATTCATGTTTTTTGCAGGCATCGTGAAGCCGTGTCGTAACAGCTATGGGAAGTGCCGGCATGCAACAGCCCGTTCCTCCATGAACGAGGGGATGCTCCGGGGCTCCCGCTAAGGTGTCGTCTACTGCATCATCGCCTGCCCGCTTAACATTTATTTCAATCCGTAAACCAGCATAGCCGCATCCCGACCATGCGAAGAAGTAATACCAGCATATCCCGTAACCGTCCGGAATTGTTCGGGCGACAGTTTCGTGCGGTTCCGTTCGGGCGCCACAAACTCGGCATCGACGCCGTTCTCCCGGCACCAGTCCTCCCACACCGTAGCATCCCGGCACACGCTCCCGGCCCCTTTCAGCCGTTCGCGGCCCGTGGCACCGAACCACCGCCGCTGCCGGGCGTCCTCTATCCGCAGCCGTACCGGCCCCTGCCGCATGTAGCCCCGCACCAGCTCCATAGCCTGCGTAATCGTTACCGTGCGCACCGCCACCAGCCGCTGTCCGTCCCATGCGGCAAAACCGGTATGCCGTCCTGTATCAATTCCTATCCAAATCATCGCCGTGTGTCGTTACTCGATATTCTGTTCCGGGACGGCCAGCCGGGAGTACTCCGGCAGCTCGAATTGGATGATGCCGTGGGCGCCGCTCTCCGCCCTTGCATCGTATCCCGGAAACAAGTGTCTCTCCTTGCATTCGGCTACGATTTCCATAGCCTGACGGTATTTGTATTTGCCTGCTTCCAAATCTTCCGGCGACCACCATAACACGAAAATCTGCCACGGTTCGCAAGTCTGAAGAACGACCATCAGCGTGCCGCAGAAGCGACGGCCGGTAATGCGCGACATGACATCCAGGTACATCCCCTCGGAAAGGTCGTACTTGTACTTCACGCAGTCGCGTGCGAACTGCTCTATAGTGTTCGCGCTCGTCGTCTTGAACGACACGACGATGTTCAGGCCGATATTCTCCTCCAGAAGCATTGCGTCGGGCCGCACCTTTTCCTTCAGCCCCGTCAGCGGGTCGGTACCGTAAAAGGAGGTCTCCGCGTCGGCCAGCTTCATTAGCCGGGGTAGTATGCCGCCGCCGTAGGTGTTGTACACCTTGCGGACGAGCTCTATCTTCAGCAGGTCGTCGGCCGGGATGCACACATATCCGGCTTCCCGGAACCGCCGCTCGCAATCGGCCAGCAGCTCCTTCAGCTCGCGGTGGTTCATGCCTGCCAGCGGACGTTCGGCCGGTACACACAGCTGTTCCCAGTACCATTCTATCAGGGTCGTAACGCCGCTTATCGTACTGCGGTCGGCCTTCGGTTCCGTCCGCACTTTGCCGAACAGCTCCGGCTGGAGGAACGCCGAGTGGCAGAACGTGCCCAACTGGAAGTGTTTCCGCTCCCGGTCGATGCGCGGGTCTTTGTATATTGCGTAATGGCGGGGAGTGACGAGCGCCTGTTTCAGTGCACTCGAACTCTCCCCCGCATGGGCCAGGTAAGCCTCCATACTGTCGGATACCACACGACCGTTGATGCTCAACGCCGACTTCGGCACGCGCTTCTTCCGGCCCGGCAGGTCATGCAGGTGCAGCAGAAACTCCTCGAACTCCGCGTACTGCGTCCGGTCGTAGCGGAGCGGGCGCAGAGCCACCCCTTTGGAGAGCGACCCTAATCCCGGAAGGTCAAGACCTTCCAACTCCCGTTCATCCAAAACCCGTTCTTCCATAGTCTTACTCAAGAATCGATACATCGAAGACACATGTACTACGGCTGCTGTCGCTCTTATTGGCACGCCGCTCCCGGTAGGTAATGGCTACCGGCGTCTTGAGCGGCAGCTGGTGCACCGCCTCGATAAGGGTGGTCTGCGCCGAAAGGAAGCATTCGCTCTCGGTCACGAAAACGCCGCAGGACACGGCCTCGCCCTTGTCGTTGGGAATGACCTTCATTCCCATATAATAGGCGCGCACTTCCTGGTTCTTCAGCGCCGCCCAATCTTCCGCTTTCCGGTAACGCATCGTCAGGGAGAATTTGGGGTTGTAAGCCTTCAGCCGACCGAGGGACTCGGTGTCGGGTATCGTGAAGGTTACCTCTGTGCCGCACGCATCGGCGGGAATCATCTTGTTTTCCATAATATCTGTTTTTTGATTAACATTTGGGGAGGCGGCAGGACTCGAACCTGCAACCTGCGCCCGGAAATGCGGGGTATCTCAACCCCCATGGTATTCTCTATTTCGCATCCCTGCACCGCTCTGCGCTGAGCTACGCCTCCCGTATTTTACGCAAGACCGAACTTCACGCGGATAACATGCGCTATGGCCAGATATTCGCGAGCATACTGACCATCGCCGTGCGTCTGTCGCACTTGCGCCTCGAACGCCTCTATATCGCCGCGGAAACAGCCGCATGTTATCTCGACACCTCCGTCCGACGTGCGGTAAGCGTGCGTCTGCCTGCCATTTCTTCCGAATACGTCGAATCCGCAGTGGTAGTCATTGCCGTACACCCGCGCATCGCCGGACACCCACGCATTGCCGTACACCCGCGCATCGCCGGACACCC